ATGGACGAACCGATGACGGAATCACCGCAGCTTGACGTTGTGGTGACGGGCGAGGTTGTCCTGTCGCCAGCCGACATTGAGGCGATGGCTCAGGCCGCAGAAGCTGCGGAGCTTGAACGCATTACAAAGATGCGTGCGCTCCTGAGCCGACTCTGTGAAAAGCGAGATCAGGCGATACGAGCCAAGCGCGACATTGAATGCGCGATGGCCAATTCGTTGCGGCTCTATTACGGCATGAACCGGCTGATGGAGCCGACGAAGGCGCAGCCGACATCGGGAGGTGTTGATTCCGAGCGTACGCTGAAACCGGGATTGCTCCGGGCTCGTACTGACCGCTGGGAAGCGCGGATTGTGGACATGCTGTCGGCGAACCCGTGGGAGTTGGAGCCGGAAGAAGGAACCACGCAAGCGCAAGCCGATGGCATGAAGGCGGCGATTGTCGACCAGCTATCGCTGTGCCGATCCGAACGTGGCATGCGTCGGATGGCTCAGGACGCGGCGCGCTTGGGCACTGGTTTGATGATGGGGCCGCTGAACCGCAATGTCACCAAACGGCACTACGCCCCACCGGACCCGGTAACTGGAGCCCCGGGACGCATGGTGGCGGAAACACGCGTTCTTCCCGGACTGGTCGATGCCGATCCGTGGATGTTCTACCCCGATCCGGTCGACAAGGCCGAGCGCGCGGAATTTGCGTTCTACGCGCACATCCTGAGTCCGCTCGAAGTGCGGATGCTGGGCGACGGGTTCGATCAAACGCAGATCGCCGAGTTGCTGAATACAGAGCCGGACTTGGGCGAACTCGCGACCAACATCGCGCAGCGCAATGGCATCTTCAACCGTGGCGAGTTGACGACCGGGAAATACGCCGTCTGGCGCTATACCGGCACGCTGGAGCGCGACGACCTGGAAGTGCTGGGCCTGTGCGGCTGCGAGGAAAGCGACAAGGACATGCCACCGATTGCGATGGCCGATATATGGTTCAGTCAAGACTTTGTGCTGCGCTCCAAGCTATCGGAGATCCCCGAGGACACGCGCATCCCGTATTACGTATTTGCGCCGTTCGCGCGGGACGATTCGATGTTTGGGGTAAGCCTGCCGGAGCTTGGTGAAGGCTCGCAGCGAGCAGCAGAGGCCGCTTGGACTTCGGCATTGCACAATCAATCCGTGTCGAGTGGGCCGATATTCCTGTGGCGCTCCGGCAAGCTCAAGTTCAGCGACGGGCAGGCGAACATTCGCGGGCCGAAAATGCTTGAAGTCACGGATCCCGACAAGGCTCTGAATGACTGCTTTGCCGTCGAGACGATCCCGAATGTCACCGAGCAAGCGCTGAACATTTTTGATCGCGCGCTCGCGAACATGGATGAGGAGTTGAATACATCAATGTGGGCATCGCCAGATGGTTCCGGCGAAGCGCCTACCGCTTCCGGCATGGCGATGATCCTGAATGCCAAGAGCATCCTGCAAGTCCGCGTGGCGTGCTCTGCCGATGACGAGGTAATCACCCCGTCCATAGAGCGCATGGTGTGGTGGAACTGCGAGAACAACCCGGACGAATCCATCAAGGGTAATTTCATCGTACGCCCGTCCGTGCAGTCACAGCGATTGGTCAAGGACGTACAAGTCCAGCAGTCGCAATCCTTTGCTGCGATGGTGTTGGCTGATCCCCAACTGCGATCAAGGGTAGACGAGGGGAAGATTCTCAAGACCCTTGCAGATTTGGTGGATGCCCCTGTGTCGGAGTGGATACTTCCCGACGAGGAATATCAGGCCAAGATGGAACAGCAGGCGCAGCAGCCGAATCCGGCTATGGCCGAGGCCGAATACAAGATGGCACGCGCCGAAACCGAGCGCGTCAAGGCCGAGGTAGAGAAGTTGAAGGCGCAACGCGAACTGGCGTTATCGCAGCAGCCGACTGGCGATAACAGCGAGGCGATGGCCAATTACCAGTTGAAGCTGCGCGAGCTTGAGCAGAACGAGAAGGACATGGCCCTGCGCCTGCAAATCGCTGAAATGCGCGAGGAATCGACCCGGCTGATCGCGGCGGTTCGCTCAGAGGAAAACAGGATCAAGGCGGGACAGCTTGCTCAGGATCGCCGCGAAGCGCGTAACGCCAGGCTGACTGAAACCGGCATGAAGATCGAGCGCGATGCGCAGGAAATGGCGCTCAAGCGCCAGTCCGGGAGCGGCATTTGACCATCAATCCGCACGATGCGACATGGCTGATTGTCCTCGCCAAAGCCAACGAACGAATCGAAGAACTCCGCGCGGAACTCGAATCCGAGTCAACGAGCGCGGAACGCACGACCCAGATCCGGGCGCGGATTCGGGCCTTCAAGGACGTGCTCACTTGGGCTGACGCGCCCGAAGAAGTCGAAAGCGAATCGATCACTTTCGGGCTTTAAGGAGACTTAATGAGCACTGAAAAAGACACCCCGCTTTCCGAAGCGGACGAGCACTTTGCGCTTCTCGAACAGGCAAAGGCGGCTGGATTCAAGATTGACGACGGCGCGGCGGTAGAACCGGCCAAGGACGATGTTCAGGCAAGACCGGAAGCTGATGGGGTCAATCCCCCGGAGACAACGGACGCTGGCAAGCAAGACGTTGCGGGAAAGCCAGAGAATCTCGCTGCGACGCGGCCTGATGACGAGCCATTCCCAGGGTTCAACGCGCTGCCAGAAGAAACCCGCCACGCGATTCAATCCAAGCTGGACGATGCCGCGAAGGAACGTAGCGAACTGGAACGCAAGTGGAAGGCCCAAGCTGGCCAGGTAGCTCCGACACAACAGGCGCTGGAACAGGAGCGCCGCGCCCGCGCCGAGTTGCAGGCTCGGCTTAAAGCGTACGAGGACAGCAAGTCCACTGCGAACAAGGACAAGTTGCAATCCACGTTGGCGAAGTTCAGGGAACAGTACCCCGAAGAGGCTGATGTTTTCGGCGCGATCAAGGAAGCGCTGGACGAAAGCACCGGCAAGCTGTCCAGCGAGAACAACGAATTGCGCGGCGCTGTCACAGAGATGCGCGCGCACTTGTTCCAGCAGCAGCAGCGCGCCGAACTCGTGGAGATGCATCCCGACGCCCCGCAGATTTTGAACGGGGAGAAGTGGCGCAATTGGCTCCAAGCGATAGAGCCCGAACTGCGCCAATACGTTCAGTCGCCCTATGCGCGGAACGTCGCTTTCCTGATTGATCAATACAAGCGTGACGAACACCTCGCCAATCTGCTCATTGAGCGTGAATCGCAAGGCCAAGTCACGCCGCAAAACCCTCCGGCACGCAAGCCGCTGGAGGCAGCGCCAAATCCGACAATACGTAGACCGATCGCAGCGCGAGCTGCCAACGGAATCTCGTCGCCGGAAGCGGACGAATGGGTAGCTCAAATCGAACAGGCCAAGGCGGCCGGCTACTCGTAATCCCCATCCCAATCCGAGGATATTTCCATGGCAATCGCCACTCTCCCGGCCTATGTGCCGGCAGTCCTGCTCAAGGAGGTTCTTGAGCGCGCTCACGCGTTCCAGCGTGTGGGCTATGTGTTTGACAAGGTGAAAATGGGCGCACGAACCGGCGCGTCCGCGATCCTTGTCCGCTTCATCAACGGTGCCATCTCGACCACGCCGGAAGCGGAAGGTCAGAACGTCGTTACCCGTGCGCCGCAGACGGAAACGTTCACGGCCACCATCCGCCGCTATGCCGTCGCGCTGGCAACCTCGACCTACAACGCTGATCTTGACCCGGTGGATTGGGTGAAGAACATGGCCGGCCTTGTCGTCGACGAAGTGAAGATGGTGAAGGAGCGTCTGCGTTGGAACGCGGTGTGCTCCGGCACGAACCGCATCTTCAACTCCACGTCGGTCACGCAGCGCACGGATGTCAACGGGCCGATCACGCTCGGTCGTTTGCAGAAAGCCATCTCGGATATCGAAGGCACGAAGGGCCAGACCTTCACCAGCGAATCCACCGGCAGCAACCGCGTCGGCACGGCTCCGCAGGAAGCGGGCTTCGTGGTTCTGACCAGCACCTACGCGCACCCGGACATTCGCAACCTGCCGGGCTTCAAGCCGCGGGCTGCGATGACCGGATCGAACTACCCGGAAGGGACGTTCGGCGCAGTCGACAACGCCATCTTCGTCACCTCGCCGGAGTTTGTTCCAATCCTGGGCGGCGGCGCTGCTTCAACCACGATGCGCACGACGGGCGGCCTGACCGACGTGTTCCCGTTCGTGGTCTGCGCTCGCCACGCTTTCACCGAAATCGACATCAACGGTGTGGAGCGTGACGGCTTCGGCAACGCCAAGGTGAACGTGCTCGACAAGGCGGACAAGTCCGACTACACGAACGCCCGCATTGTCGTGTCGGCGTCGTGGTACGACGAGGCGATCCCGACCTCTGACGACTGGTCTGTTCGCATCGAATGCGGCGTGACCGCCAACCCGGCATAACGGAGTAGAAACCCCATGGCAACTCGCTACAGTCAGTATTACGTGCTCGCTCCGGATGGCCGTACCTACCAGTCGTTTTCCCCGAACGTGGTTCGTCCGGGCGAGGCGATCTGGATTCGCGGCAACATCCTTTTCCCCGCAGGCTCGGCTGCTGCGGACATTGGCAAGGTCGCTCCTGTCGTCGCCGGGCTCCGCCCGATGGCGGGCATGATTACCGCCACCGCCATCAACGGCTCGCTGACCGCTACCCTGGGCTACACGTCCAGCGCGGCGGCCATCGCGTCCCTGACCACGCAGGTCCAGTCGGCAACGCAGACGTTGTTGACCCCTGCGCAAATCGCGGCTGTATCGGCGCTCACGCTGTCAACGGATGAAATCATCCTGACGCTGGCTGGCACCTTCACCAACGCGACAACGATTGGCATCTGGCTCCAGATGGCCAACGTCGGCAGCTAACAACCGTTCCACGTTACACAACTTGGGGCGTCCTTCGGGGCGCCCCTTTCTTTTGGAGGATGCATGACTATCACTAGCGAACAGATCGAACGATTCGCGGAATCGCGATTTGAGGGATTGACGCGCGAGCAGCTTCGCGAGTGCGGCAAGATCATGGGCTCGGACTTCGCGCCCAACACCGCCGAACGCACCATGCGCGAGAAGTTGTGTGCGCTGTTCGGCACCACGCCACTTGCCGAGGTGCCCGCACCAAAGCCGGTCGCCGCCGTCAAGAATGGCCGTTTCGACCCCAAGCCGCCCTTGAACGGCGACGCGATCCGTTCCCGCAATTGGGGTGGCCGTATGCATCGCGTCAACGTGCACCCGCAGGGGGCCGACAACGAAAACCCACGGAACTACTTTCAGTTGACGTGGGAAGGGGCGGCGATGGCTTTCCCGTACGGCAAGAACATCGACCTGCCGGAGCCGCTGTATCAGAACCTCAAGGACGCTCGCAAAAATCACTTGATCGAGCGCGAAGTGACGAACGAAAAGAACCAGGTTATTCGCATCGAGTACGACGACAACTGGCTGCCGCGCTACCACTTCAACGATCTCGGCATCACGCCGGGAACCGAGGACTTGCCGACCGGCTTGCGAGATTACTGGTCACGCCAAGCGGCAAAGCACGGCAATTTCGTCGACCTCGTTGGCAAGGGCCAGCAGGCGCGCCGCACGCTGATCCAGATCCGCTCTGATCTGTTCGAGCCGGTTGGCCCTGCGTTCTACCGCGATCTCACCGATCAAGACATTCTCGCGCAGATTCACGAGGCGCTCGGCATCGAAGCGTACGCCGAGGCCGCCTGATGAATTACCTCCAGATTTGCCAATTCGCGCACCGTCGCATCGGTGGCGGTAACGAATTGCCCGGGACCGCGCCGACGACGGTCACGGGGCAATCTGGATTCCTCTACGAGATTGTCACGTCGGTCAACGACGTTTATCAGACATTGCTCAACGAACAGGACTCGTGGACGTTTTTGCAGCGTCAGACGACGATGCTCCTGCCTGCCGGAATGAACACGATTCGTCCGCGCTTCAGCATCACACTATCCGATGAGTCGAAGGCTGCGGACTTCCCGGTTGGCCAGACGGCCATCATCACGCTTGGCGCTGATGGATCGGTAGGCCCATTCGGCGCGCTCGGATACGACGTGACCGTGATGGCCGTCACCAGCGACGTGCTGAATGATCGGTTCACGATCCAGGTTGTGTTCAACAGTCCGGAAGCGGTCGCCGCCCAACCTGCCGCTTTGCCGACAGGGTCAGCAACGGCCACGATCACGACGACTGCGACTATTCCGGTTGCGGCCACCACGTTCACTATTTCCGGCTTCGGAACGACATACGACACGGCGACAGGCGGAACGATCACGGACTTTCAGAAGATCGTCCCGTTCTTTCGCGGCCCTGGTATCCGCTATGTCCAGTTGTGGCGCACCTCGATTGGTGTAGAGGACAAAGGCGACTGCTTCTACGCCACCCAACAGCAGTATTTCGGAACGCTGGATCGCGACCCGTTGCCGCAGGGCAAGCCCTACTACTACACGGTAAGGCCGGACGGCGTTGCCGAATTCTCCTCATTGGCTACCGAACCGATGGGCGTGTCGCTGGGCTACCAGTTCATTCCTCCGCCGCTTGCGGCTGACGCAGACACCCCCGTTTTGCCCGAACGATTCCATCGCGTACTCGGCTGGGCAGCGGCGAGAGATTGGGCCGGCGTGCAAGGGCAGATGCAGAAATACGGCATGTTCAACAAGGAGTACGAAGCGATGATGAACGACCTGCGTTCGGAGTGTTTGCCGGAAATCGTCATGTACCTAGGGCAATACTACTGATGCCATTCATCACTATCCCGATCGATGGCGGGCTTGATTTATTGAGCCCACCGGTAACTGTGAATCCGGGCCGATTGCAGGACTGCGAGAACTTCGAGGTCGCCATCAATCAAGGCGTCAAGTCGATTGACGGATACGAGCGGTTCGACGGTGGCCCAAGCCCGTCGGGGATAAATCGACTGTGGGTTTGTCATTTGACCTCAGTAGTCAATGAAGATTTCATTGCCGAGATTGAGAGCGGATTGTATGTGGGTGGGTATCTGGATCTCCCGTACTCTTACGAAGGCGTAGGGCAATCGCCTTTGCAGCCGCGAGTCTTCTATACGGAGATGACCGGGGCATCAACGGCAAACGTGTACGTGGCCACGGAAAACTCTGAGGATTCTCAGATTCTTTCGCTCCTTGTCGGCAACGCCGAAGAATACGAGCTACTCACAGGGGCTGGGATATTCAATCCGGGCGGATCGTTTTTTGGTATTACTATCGGCGGCATTGAAGAGAATGCAGAATTAAGCTCAGTGAGTGCCTCACTGGCCAGCAAGGCGACCTATTACAACATCGTGCACGGCACAATTCAGGAGGTCCCAGGCCAAGGCAACATCCTCGGCCTGTTCTGGCTGAAGGACAAGTTGTATGCCTGCCGGGATTACTTCACGCTGGCCTACAGCGACACGGTTTCTACTGCCGCCTACAACGATGAGTTGTTCATCGGCGCTGACTACGCAAACGCAACGTGGAAAGGGTTTCTCGCCAAAAATTCGGTTCTGAGCGCGAACAGTCTGACTGAGGGCAGCTCTGGCGTGATGATGTTCTTCAACACGACCGGAACAGCCACGCTTGCCACGCTCAAGAACCACACGCAAGGCGATATCGCCGTCGCCACGATCACTTCGGTAACGGGAAGTTCTCAGGGGGCCGGACTCTACCGGGCAGACGGTACGCGCGGGAACACGGTTGCCACGCAAAGCTGGACGCATCAGGACATCGGCTACCGCGTTCGGTACAAGGGCGGCGCTGCTGAGTTTGTCCCGGCCAACCGCGTTCGACCGAACACGGACATTGCCGACCTGATCCAAGAAACGGAATGGGTCGTCCCCGATACGATCAAAGCGACGGGCGGAGCGTGGATACAGGGAGCCGACCCCGGCCCTGGACCGTGGCTCCCATTTCCGAGCGCGAACGGCCTGCAAAGTGATGACGGGGACACCAGTTACTTCGGATGCCTGCACACAGCATCCGGCGCGCGAACACCTTTCTGGGTCAATAATTTTGGCCTGAGCGACACGGATATTCCAGACGGATCCACGGTCACGGGGGTTACGGTAGAAGTTGTCCGCCGAGCGTTCACGGGCGGAACCGCGACCGGAAATATCCGCGACTACACGATCCAATTGAAGTTCGCGCCAGGTTCTGGCGTGACCGGAACGACAGCATCATTTGCAGATCGCTCCGCCAACTGGCCATCCAGTTCCGTCAGTCCAGATCCAGGGCCGTCCTATCTCACCTATGCCACCAAGTCTTACGGCGGCGCACAGTCGCTGCTGGGGTACGGTGGCGTATCGCCGGACGCGGTGAAGTCAACGGACTTCGGGTTTTCCATGAATACCGAATGCATCGGTTTCGGTGCCGGTACGGTGGGCGTTCAATCGCGGATCACGATGGTGCGCTTGAAGGTTCACTTTGTCCCGCCGCAATCGAAGATCTACTTCTGGAACGGCAGTAGTGCGGTACTCGCAGAAGTGGTCATGCCGTACCAGACTTCGGGCAGTGTCGCCAACACGGATGCCAAAGGTCACCTGTTCCTGATGAATGTCGGGACGAATCGCGCGGTAGAGGCGGACGAGGAAATCCGCACTTATCCAGGGCCTGGCATTACGCTGAATGGCGTAAGTGATGGATCGACCCTGATTGCGAGAACAGAAAACAGCATGACAAAGAACGTCATGGATTGGGGAAGCCTGTTGACCGGCCAAGGAAAGGTGCCGATCAAATCAAAGTACCAGTACGTGACAGGGAATTTCTATGCCGCCTCGGACTTTGACGCAATCTACGGCGTATCAGGCGCTGGCCCCGCTTTCATGTACGACGGATTTGCCTTCTCCCGCATTTACACGGGCACGCCTGAGCAAGACGACATCCCAAGACATGCTTGCATCCACCAATCCCGCCTATTCCTTGGCTACCGATCCGGTTCTGTGCAATTCAGTGTGGCAGGCGATCCGCTGAGTTTCGACCCTTTGAGTTTCGCTGGAGAAATCGGATTCGGAGCGGCTATTCGTGGCCTGATGCCGTTGAACGGCGATACCTTGGCCGCAATGACACAAAAGGGGGTATCCATGATTCAGGGTGATGTTGGCCTGAATCCGTACCCAGGCGTTATTTCCCCGGACGTGGGTTGTACGGAGTATTCCGGACAATCCATGGGCCAGTACATCTACACTAGTTTTCGCGGCATGCAGAATCTTCGGGCAACGCAAGCCTATGGCGATTTCGATACATCGCAGTTTTCGTGGGATGCATGGAGTTTCTTGCGGCCACGAGTCCAGACTTCGGCATTCTTCGAGTCATCGCCGATTGGCGTTATCAACTCCCTGCCAGTCAGGAACAAATCTCAGTACCGGCTGATGTTTGCCGACGGCAAGCAACTGACAGCCACGTTCTTGCGCGAGGGAGAGCTGCCGCAATTCACGATCCAGCAGTATTACCACGCGAACGGAACAACGCCGCTGACGTGGGATGTGGTGACAGCGGGTGTCGAGACGAATGGACGCGATCGTTTGTTCGGCGCGACCAACGATGGAACGGGATACGTCTACGAGATTGATCGCGGCTACAGCTTTGACGGTGGCGTTATCAACGCGTACGTCACCCTGGTTGTCGACGACCAGCGCGCTCCGTACCAGAACAAGCAATTCACCGATTGTCAGGTGTACGGGCTGGCGACGGATTACGCGACGTTCAAGATGTCTCGGGCAGTGGACTATTTGCTGCCAGCTTCGGACATTTTCTATCAGCACACGTTCGGGTCATTGACTGCCGTTCCGACTGGCGATGAGCGATACGCAACGTCTGCAACCCCTGTTCGCATCTTTGGCCGGAACATATCGCTTCGGTTCGACGTGGGATCTATCCAGCCACCCGTAACCATCCAGGCCGTTGCCCTGAATATGGAACCCTCCGGAGAAAAGCGTACATGAGCTATTACAGCATCCTCCCGAGCCAGCGCGCCGGGAATTCAAGCGGAAGCATGTTCGGACAGAACGCACAGAATCCTGATCCCATGCGTCCTTTGTTGACGCCGGAAGGAGGATTCAGAACCCGCGACTTGGATCCGAATGAATTGTCGAGCACGCGCGTGAATGCCATCACGGCGCAGGACAGCCCATTGATGCGGCGCGCAGATGCGCGTGGCAGGGCATTCGCAAATTCACGGGGGTTGTCGAACTCTTCGATGGCCGCAGGGGCTGCACAAGGGGCCGTGATTGACGCCGCAACGCCGCTCGCCATGCAGGAAGCTGGCGCATACACCAATGTTGGCGACCGCAATATGTCCGCAGAAAACGATTACCTGCTTGCTCAGGGCGGATGGAACAATGCCCAAGACATTGCGCAGATGAACAACGGAACGTCGTTGACCATCGCGGGAATGAACAACGAGGAAAATCAACGCCAGTTTGACGAAGGGACTCGCCGGTACGATCAGAACACGGCTGAAGATACCCGACGCTACGACCAGCAATTCGGCGAGGACAGCCGCCGATACGATGTGGACTATCAGCGCCAGCAAGAGATGCAAGACCGCACAAACAGGATGAACCGCAACAACTTCATCACGTCTGGAATCTTCAACACGATCTTTAGCGACCCGACCATTTGGCGCGACCCGCAAGGCGCGATGGGTTTTGCGAACTACTACGGCACGAACTTCGGCACGTTGTGGGATTCGATCTTTGGCGGAGCGCCTGAGCAGGCAGCCCCGTAATGCGCGACAGCATCCGGGTTATCGACGAATTCTGCCCAGAGATTGATCGTGTCATTGCGTCCGCCTACAACGCGGGATTCGACACATGGAAGCCGAGCAAGGGCGAGATTGGATCGAGCGTCTATGACGGCATGGGGTTTTGGGGCGACCACGCCTTCATGCTGCGTTCGCTGTCGATCATCGAAGGCACGCACGTCCTTCCGAACAGCATGTTTTTCCGCGTCACGCGACCGGACATGGAGCGCGCATACATACATTCGGATCGCGAATCTGGCGCTAGAACATGCGTCGTGTACCTGTCCAGTCATGTCGAGCGATATGGAACCGCGTTCTACCGGCACAAGGCAACGGGGCTTGCTTCCATGCCGACGTTTGCCGAGATGCGCTCCCCCGACTTCGATCAACTCAAATCCGACATGATTTCTGGTGATGCATCGGCATGGGATGAGGTCGGATTCGTGCATGGGGCAAAGAATCGCGCCGTCATCTTCGACGCGCCACTGTTCCATTCCCGCATCCCCGAACACGGCATCGGCACCACGGACGCTGATTCGCGCCTCGTATGGGCGTGCCACTTCTACACACCAAACACGTTCCCGAAGGAGTAGGCAAATGGCCGAGGTATGGGTAGCGGCGGCAGCCACGGTAGCAGGCGCTGCCATCAGTGCGTACGGCGCGAGTGAAGACGCGAAGGACAAGAACAAGTCCGACAAGCTCAACTCCGAACTGGGATTCCAGCGCGAGGCATGGCTCAATCAGCAGGCTCGAAAGTACCAGCTTGAAGACCGCCGTTACGTCGAGGACTCCATCGGCGGATTCCGTGGCTTCGCGCCAGAGTCTGCGCGCACGTTCAACGGCCAGCCGGTACAGGCTCCCAAACCTACGGAAACGACTGGACTTGCTGATTGGGATCCAAACGTGAGGGGAGCTATCGTGAAACCACAGGCCCCATTGGTCGACCAATTTGCAGACCCGAGGAAACAGAATGGATATTGAGGCCAACAAGATCGGGGGCGACTTCATCGACCCGAACACGCCGCTTGCCGCCAAGAAGTTTATCCTCGCCAGCCGCGCCATGCTTTACGCCGGGGACAAAGGACAGGAAGGCGAGGCGATCATCCGCGCCATCACTGGATCGAGCAGCCTTGTTGACGGTTCTGTTCCGATTCTTGCCATGGTCATCGAGAACGTCGAATCCAAACTTGGCGATCTCTCCGACGCGGATCTTCGCGTTGTGGCCGTACACCTGGCTGGAACGATTGTCGAAATCGCAAAGGAAATGGGCGATCCGGAGGCAAAGGTTGAGGACGGCAAGCGCGCCTTGATGGAAATCACGCAGGGCGTTATGGACGTGATGATGAAAGAAGAAGGCGGAGAACCTACCGGCGATGATATGCAGCAACAAACGCAACCGATGGGGCCGCCGATGAATATTCCTCAAGGTCAGCCCGAGGGACTTCTTCCTCTTCTTCCGCAGGAGCCGATGTAATGGCGAATTCATGGGCAGCAGCGCTTGGCGCGGGATTGAGCGCGTTCGGTTCAATAAAGATGGGCATGGACGAGCAGAAGCGCAGGGAGGCGGAGCGCGCCGAACTGGCGAAGGAAGAAAAGGCCGCAGCAGAAACCCGTGAGCGATTCCGTGCCGCGCGCCAGCTTCCGCAGGTCAGCACCATCGAAAAGATGGGGCCGGACGGGAAGGTAATGAAGGTTTCGATGCAATCGCGCTACGACCCTGATAGCGATTCCGTGGTGACGAAAGAATTGGGCAGCGTGCCCCTTCTGTCGGCGAAGGAACGCAACGCGCAGGTCGAGACGTTTTACGACGAGGCCACGGGCCAGCCGTACAAAGCGGAACGTGCGGAAGATGGATCGTGGAAGCGGATCGGGGGCATGCAGGCCAAGCGCGGTTCGGGCGGCGCAAGAGCCGAGAATCCACCGAAAGCCACGTCCCTTACTGCACCTCAAATCGAGGGGTTGTTCAGCACAACCAATGAACTCGGCGAGTCGTCAATGGATGCCGGGAAGTATCGGGACTTCCTTGCGTTCCAAGCACGCAACGCGCAGAAAGACCCGAAGTATCGCGACGCGAACTTTGCTGTCCAGCAGTGGGCGAATCAGGTGGGTTTCGATCCGAACGAGAAGCCTGCTGGCACATTCACGCTGGATGAAGCCGACGCGCCGCTGATGGTGGGCGAGAAGCCGAAGAAGGCCGATGCCGCACCAGGATCATCGCAGGCAAATCCGATTCCCGCCCAATCGCTCAAGAGCGAACCGCCGCCCGGAACGTGGGTGAAACTCCCCGATGGTCGTGTAGTTCAGACGAAAGGATAATCCGTGGCTGACTGGTGGGATAAATATAGCGCCCCTGCCGCTGCGGAGCAGGTTGCGTCTGGGAATTGGTGGGACAAATACGCCGAGCCGGATGACGCGCCAGACTTTGGCGACGTGAATAGTGGCGTGTCGAGTAGCGCGCCTGATCCCAACGCCTCGTTCCTCGATTCCGCATGGCGCGCCAACAAAGCGCAGATGGGGCCGATCTTCGCGGGCAACGTCAAGCGCATGGCCGCAGAAGTCAGCGACCCTATTGCGGGGCTGTTGAACGGGACATTCGGCAAACCTGCTGCCGAAGATGCGCCCGAACTTTCATTGACAGTCAACCCCAACGGCAATACTTCACTCCCTGCATCGCCGCTAATCGCCCCAGACGCAGGCTTGGCGCTCATGGACGCAGCTCGTGCCGAGCCTCTGCGCAACGCGACTCTGCGCGACCTTCAGCAGTCCGGACTTGCTCAGGCCAGAGCGGGGGGCGCTGAACTTCAGCAAGCCCGCACGGACATGGAGGTTCCCGAAAGCGGGCTGGAGCGTTACGCGAAGCTCGCCGCAATCAGCGCTGGCCCGACCCTGGCCGGAATGACCGCAGGGATAGTCACCAAAAGCCCTGCAATCGGCGCTGGCGTCTCAACCATGTTCGCTGTCCCGTCCGCCTATGGCGAGGCAAGAGACGCCGGGCACAGCGTTGAGGATGCCATCAAGTACGCGGGCGTTGTCGGCGGGGCAGAAGTCGTTTCCGAGCGCCTTGGATTTGATGCGTTGCTCGGCAAGCTGGCGACACGGTTGCCTGCCGGGAAACTGGCTACGGTTTTCGGGACGCTCGAAAAGTCGATTCCTGGCCGAGCCTTGACCGGCGCGGGCGTGGAAGGAACGACGGAGGCATTGAGCCAAGCCGCGCAGAATGCCTACAAGATCGCTGGTCTCGGCGAGCACATGACGTTCGACGAGTTCATGACGGACATGAAGGACTCGTTTGGCGCTGGCGCAATGATCGGCGGCCCGTTGGCTGGCAGCCATGCGGCCGCACAGAGCCTAGCCGCGCAGAACGACCCCGAAGCCCGCATTCGCCGACTGGCCGAGGAAGTTATCGGCTCCGCCCCTGAGCGCATCCAGACCCCGGAAACCCAAGCGGTCGACGCAGGGCGCAATGCAGCACGGGCGATATTCGCCGAAGCCAACATCAGCAACGATACCGGCGCTGTCATTCCCGATCCGCGCGCCATTGACTTCTCGCAACAGGCCGACCTTGAGACCGGGATTGCACCGGTTGGCGTTGCGCCCGAATCCATGGGTGACCTTGACCAGCAGCTTGCTGGACTCGCGCCCGCGCCTGTAGCTCAACAAGCATCAGCGCCAATCGACCGGGAGGCATTGCTTGCCGACCTCGCCGAACCCGAATTGATCCGTGGCGGAAGCCGCGTGTTCTACCGTGGCGACGTTCCTTCCATGCGCGCCCGATTGGCCGAAGCTGGCTTGAGCGAAGGCATGCGCCAGACCAACGAGGACGGGACGGATGCCGGCCTGTACTTCCCGGCACGGATGCAGGCCCAGGTTGACGCGGTGCTGCGCCCGAAGGCCGAGCTGGTCAACCCGCAGGTTGAACGCGACACAATCAACGGAGAGGTTGATAGTGCGCCGGAAACCGCTGCGCCAGTGGAGGCTGAGGCTCCGACCAATATAGGGACTGGCATAGAAACAAAATCAGATAGAAACGGCGAGTATCTCAGCGTTTCTAACGGAGAAGGAACGCCTGAGGTTCGCGTGTCGCATTCCAGCAGTGGCATTTATTCACGGATGATATTCGATAGCGGCAAAAGATCGGACACAATTCTGAACAAAGATGGAGATTTTGTAGACGCTAAAGAGATTGTTCGTAACCCTAATGAGTTCACTGGTGATGAGAATATCGCGTGGACTGGATCACCTGAGAGCCGTCAATTTGTCGTTGAGCAAAAGGCATTATCTGAGTCTCTTAGCGATGACCACTACATGGCTCGCATGCAAATAATAAAGGATCTGGTAACTGGTCAGATTGATATTGCTGAAGCAAGCAAGAGAGCGGCAGAGCTTGGCGCTGATAAGCAGGAGGCTCCCGTCACGCCCTCTCCGACGCCGGCAACAACCCTGTCCGCCGAAGCAGACGCCGAAGCCCCGACCAACAACGCCACGCCGGAGCGAATCGCGGAAGTTCCCATTGCGTCCCTGACGCTCTCGGATGACGTGCCGCAGTTCAAGTCTGGTGCACGCGAAGATGGCGTAGTGGAGCCACTTGGCGGCACATTCGACAGGCGCGGAACCGGCCCCATTCAGGTATGGCGCAGGAAGGATGGCCGAATGGAGGTCATTTCCGGTCGCCATCGCCTTGACCTTGCCCGTAGAAGTGGCGAGACAACCATCCCCGCGCAGGTGTACGATGAGTCCCAAGGCTTCGATGCACGACAGGCCGCGTCGCTCGATGCCGAGTTGAACATTCGTGACGGCCAAGGGAAGGTCAAGGATTATGTCCAGTATTTCACGCAACCCGCATTCGACGGCCCCGAAGGCCGACAAGCGGCAGACGCACGCGGACTTCTGGCGCGAGCAACGGGCAAACGGGCTTACTCCATCGCAAGCCAGGGAAGCCCTGAACTCATTGCCGCCCATTCGGCAGATCGCGTCACCGACGAAGCCGCAGTCCAGATAGCGCAAGCCGCGCCGCAAAACGCACCGCTTCAAGCCTTGGGCATGAAGCTGGTGCAGGAAGGCAAGTCAATCGGCATCGCCGCCAACACGATGCGCGCCGTTCGCTCAATGCAGGGCGACCGCCCGCAAACGTCTGGCGATATGTTCGGCTTCGACGATTCTGCAATTCAAGATGCTGTGAAAATTGCTGGCGTCGCATCGCGCAGACAGCGTGAGATTGGCGAGCGCCTTGCAGCGATTACTGGGGCAGCGAAGCGCCCGGACGTCGCGCGCCGCGAAGGCGTTGACGTTCGCGACCCACAGGCGTTGCCAGCCAGAATCGCACAGTTGCGTGCTGAAAAGGCCGAGTGGGACGACTGGGCAACCGACCCCGCAAAGGTGGACGAGATTCGCGCGGAGCTAGGCATGGAACCGCAGCAAGCGGTTGCCGAGCCAATCGAAGAAACGTTCGTAGATGACGCCACGGGCAATATGTTCTCACGCCGGCCAGGAGCAGCATCCGGCGATATGTTCGGCGGCGCTACCATCGAGGACACGAACCGCGCATCCCCGCGTTCCCGCATGCCGGAAGCCGC